ATCGGAGTGAAAGGATTTGAATTGTTAGTTTTGCCCTTCACCGATATGCATTATAATATTTAAAATTCGTTATATTATTTCTTTTAATTTATTTCTTAATTCTATTACTGAATATGTTTGACCGTTTTTTATTCTTAATGTATTTAAATTTACTGATTTATAAAGTTCGTTTATGAAGTTATCTCTTTCAATCCTTTTATCATGGCTTTTATCATCCAATTCAATAGCTATTAAAGGTTTTAATCTATTATTGCATATTAAAAAATCTACGTGTTTACTTTTAATTCTATTTAAATCACTTGTGAAATTTTTATTAGATTTAACATTTATGAAATCTGCAATTCTTACTTTAGGGCAAATTATAAAATTGCTATTTTGCAATGCTAAATTTAATACATTATAAAAATTAAATTCAGCTTCTGACAATATAGAATCTAACTTTATGAAATTATCATAACTTATATTTTTATCTGATTTATCGCTCTTTGATATTATTGCTATAATTGCAACTGCAAGCATAAAAATAACTATTATAAATACTATAATTATTATTAAATTTGTCAATTTTTCTTTCCGCCTTTAATTATTCTTAAATTTACCCTATATCCTTTAAATTCTTATTATTTTCTGTTTCCTGTTCTTTTATCAATTCTTTAATTTTATATTTTGCTACTATTTTGTATTCATCATTAAGTTGATTATATAATTCTTCAATTTCGCTATTGTTATTTTTTTCTATGTATTTGCCAGATATTAAATATATTGTTTCATCTATTCCAAAATATTTATAAAAGTTTTCTATTGTTTCACTTGTTGTATTTGCGCCATTTTTTTCAATATTTGAAACTTGGCTCTGTGCTAATTTTAATATATTTGACATTTCTTTTTGACTTATTTTGTACTTTAATCTTATTTCTCTTAATCTTTCATTCATGTTATTCCTTTCTGTAACATTTGTTACGAATATCATTTTATAGAAAAATATGCATTGACTTTATCTGTATATTGATATATAATCTATATATAGATATAAAGTATTTAATATCTGTTTTAAAAATCATTATATCAATACTTTAATCAAAAAACAATAAAAACCTCGGGAGGGTGAAAATGAAAAAAAGATTATATGTAACAATAAAAACAGGACAAGCTGAATTAAATTTATATTTAACGAACATACGTTATCGTTGTGAGGTAAAGTATACAATAAGTTTTGATTATTCAGAGGGTTATTCAGCAATGTGTATGAGTTCAAAAGATTTTTGGCATAAATTAAGATATAAATTTGAATCTGATTGCGTTAAATATTATGAATTAGATTTAAGATAAAAAAAGTTAATTCAGCCCTGCGGAATCTCTCCCAAGGGTTTCCAAGGGGCTTGAATATAAAAATCAAAGGGAGAGATAAAAAAATATGAATAAAAAAGAAATAGATTTCGAATATAATATGCTTCAAGGCAATATCAATCGCATGTTTTTAACAGATGATTATAAGGAACTTAATACAATGTATCTATTTGCTAAAAGAAGATTAGATGAAATTCATACGTATAATTACAACAGAATTGTATTTGATAAAGCTAATAAAAAGGGAGAGTGAAGAAATGCCACGAATATTTACAGATTTATCACAAGAAGTAAAAGAAGAATATCAAAATACATTAGCCTTAGACGCTAAAAATTTGTATGAAGATTGGAAAGTAGCTTTTGAGTTTTCAAACGGTCAACTACTTTCAATAATATTTGAATGAATTTAGGGGGGTATGGGGGCACACCCCCATAGAAAGCGGGTAGTTTGAAGGGGTTTCCCCTTCATTAAATAAGTTAAACCGTTCTATTTCAAGCGGTTAGCAAAAATAAAATTAGAAAAACCGTAAGAAAAACCTATACCGTAAATATAAAAACAATATTTCTCTGCGGTGATGTATTTCAGCAAAAAATTACCTTGTTACGCACCCTAAAAAGCCAAAGGGGGGTTTGGGGGTTCTCCCCCATTATAAACAGAACAGGAGTAAATAATATGTCAAATTGTGAAAATTATCGAAAAAACGGATGTTTAAAATGTCCTAAACGTAGTTATTGTTACAATAGCTTATTTTCAATCAATAAGAAAAATTGAACCAATTCTTTATACCATCTAATGGACAAGCGTAAAACTTAAATTAATGAAATTGTCTTAGGCGGTCATAGCCACGTAAATATACTTATTATAATAACCTGAAATACCGTTACAATATTCGTAAAATTGATAAGAAAATAAAGCTATAAGCTTTAAATAAAAAATTAAAAGGAGAAAAATAATGCATATTAAATTAAGCGGTCTATTAATAGACAAATACGAACAGGAAAATATTGATAAACAAACAAATCAGGTTAGAAAGTCTTTAAAGGTAGTTGTTTATCAAAAAGAATCACATCAAGCTATAACTGTTACTGTTGAGCCTGAAACATATGGAAAGCTTGAAGAAATGAAACAGATAACAATAAATTGTCAACTTGGTACATTTGTAAGTAATGGAAAGGCAATACAGTACTTTAAAGAAGTAGCTTAATAAAATGGAAGAGTTAATATTAATTGACTATACGAGTAGTTTAAATCAAATCATAGATATTATATCAAATCAACAATCGGTAATAGAAGAATTAAGTAATAATATAAATATATTCAATTTCTTGATTCTTAGTTCAATAGCTATAATATTAGGTCTTTTATTAGTAAAGGATTAAGATGTTACTATTGTACATATGGTTAATATTGATTTTATATAATATCTACTTAATGAAGAAAATGGGGCGATAAAATGGAATTACAATATATTGAAAACTTAATAGATTTTCTTACTCCTTTTATCGTTTCATATGTTTTAATCAATTTGTTCAAGTCATGGTTCAGGAGTATATAAATGTTTGAGATTTATGTATATGGTTTACTTGTAGGTTTATGCATTCAGTTGTTTAAAAATTTTTTTAAGTAGGTTTGTTATGAAAAAGAAAATATTAATTATAGCTTTGTTGTTTTTTATAATAATTCAATATCAATTTATAGCATATGGTTTAGATTTTCCAATTAAAATTACTATTCCTCAAGGAGTTGCTAATTATGTATATACATTTGATTATCCTGTTGATATAAAAACAGTAATAAATACTAACTCAAGTGTTACTTTAAATGATACAAATATTACATTTTATAATTCATCAGAACAAAAAATAGGAACTACAGTAATAAGAAATAACGTTAGACAAACTAAACGAGTTGTTGATTATAAAGATGTAACAAAGGTAATATTTAATGTACCTCAATCTTATGTGATAACAATAGAATTATTTGATTCTATAATTACAGAGTTAGAATTAAATGAGATATTCTTTAATACTTCAAAACAAGAAATCAAGTATATTTTTAATAAAAATTTTGATATTAATGAAGATGATATTTTATTTAAAGACAATAAAAACAATGACATTCCTTTTAATTTTTCAATTGTAGGTAAAGATTTAATTATAAAACCAAAGAATATATTATTAACTGGTGATTACAGTACAACCTTATTAAGTGTTACTGCTTATGATGATTATTTCGGATATCAGCAGTTAGAAAATTTGAATTTTACATTTACTATAGATGAACCATTAAAATTGATTGAATACAAATATAATGCTTTTGATTCAAAATTAGAATGTATTTTCAACAATAAAATAATTGCTAATATATCAGATATAAGCATTGTAAATAAATCAGGAGATAACCAACTGTTAGATTATCAAGTATTAGATAATAAGATTGTATTTAATACATCAAATTATTTAAGTGGTGATTATACACTAAAAATAAATAAGGTTACAAATTATAACGATTCAGAAGATATATTGTCAGATTTAGCAGATTATAAATTCAATATTTCAGGAATCAAATTAATATACAAGAATTTTGGTAATTTCATTTCATCAAGTTTGCAGAATTTAATATTAACTTTTGACAGAAAAATAGAATCAGCAAACATTATATTAAAAAATGAAACTGATGATTTGATAGTAAATACTAATTTAATAATATCAAACGATAAATTCATTATTGATTATGATCCATTTAAGCCCGGGACAAGCTACACATTAACAATAGAATCGTTAAATGCTGTAGACGGTAACGTGATAGAAAGTCCAATGATATTTGAATTTAAAACAATAAAATCAACAGGTGATGTCGGAACAGATATTATAATATCAGAGTTCTTAAATATATTTACTGAAGCACAAAACAGAGGTATTAAAATTGTTATTCTCGCCATTTTATTAGGAATTATATTTATAATTGCTAAATGGCTTTGGAATAAAACCAAAATGTGGTTAAAAAAATTATAAGAAAAGGAAGGAATAAAAAATGTCAGGATTAGCAGAAATTCAAGCTCCAATGGAAGGATTGTTCGCAACAGCGCAAACATCAGGTATTGCAATAGTAGTTGCTGCTATCGGAATAGGTGTTATATTCATAGTAGCTAAATGGTTGTGGGGCAAAACAAAACAATGGCTTAAGTCAGTATAATAGAAAGAGGGAATTAATTTCCCTTTTTTTATTAAAAAATGGGGTGATATTATTAAACGAATATTAATATTTATCATAATTATATCAAATGTACTAACAGTTAAAATATTTGCTTTAAGCATTGAAAGTACACAACATTCCCCCGGTGAGATAAAATTTGCCATTAATGGAGAATCACCATTTCAAATATATAAAAGTATTGATTATATAAACTATACTTTTATAAAGCAAATAGATGATAGATATTTTATTGATAGAGGTTTGCAGGCAGGAGAAACAATATATTATAAAATTATTGATTCAACAGGAGATGAATTAGTTGTAAAACAAACAGTGCCAATAACAAATTTAAATGTACTTCCTTTAACACTTGAACAGCTTGGTGATACATATATTCATGTAAATTGGAATAGTTTTATTCATTCGGTAGATATATATTTGAACGATTCATTATATGAAAGTAATATAACAGATAGTTCTATGACTATTACAAGCCTTAGACCAAATACAGAATATACTATATATTATATTGATTCATATGGTACACAATCAAATACAATACGATTTACTACATTAAATGAATTAAATACTGTTATGGCACGTCTTGATGATTTACTGCGAAAATTATTTGTAACAGATGATTATTACTATGATTCAAATAATGATGGTGTATCTGATGGCTTCCAACCGATAAAAAATAAATTTGATGAATTTACTGAAACATCACCTTTTCAATATCCAAAAGATATAAAAGATAGCATTATAGATACATCTGACAAGGTAATATCTTCAGATTTAGACGATTTGCCATTGATGGAAATAACTTATTTGCCGGGTTTTACTATTAATGTATTTGATTTCACAGGCTTAGAAAATATTATAGAAATTATTCGGTCTATATTGGTTGCAATATTGTATGTATCATTGTTTATCTATTTTGCAAAAAAATTAATACCTGCGTTGAGGGCTTAATTATGGTAATGAAATTTTTAACAGGAATTTTAACAGATTTTCTTGATATAGTGATTAATTTATTAAATGATCTGTTTGGCAGATTTGACATAAGTCCATTTACACAACACTTTGATTTTTTAGTACAAACTGCAGAAAAAGCAAACGTCATATTTCCAATTAAAGAGATATTAGAAGTATTAACAATATTAATGACATTTGCATTTTATAGCTTAGTATTTTGGGCTATACAAAAAATATATGAAATGGTGAGAGGTTAATATGATTTATTTAGTAATAACAGTTATATCGTTTATCATGGGCTTCAAGATAGGTAATTTATATCAAGTATTAAAAATCACATCAATTAGACATCAGATTAATAAAGAAAATATAGAAGAATCAATAAAAAAATCTTATGACAAAAAGATTGCAAATTATCAAAAGAAAATAGATGTATTAGAAGAAAAATTAATTGATTTAACATCAGAATATGGGGAGAGTGAAAATATATGATAGAAGCATTTACAGGATTGCCGGGTCAAGGAAAAACTTATAATATGGTAAGACGTTCATATATAGAACACAAAAAAGGTCGCAAGGTATATGCTAATTTCAAAACTACATTCGCAACCTATTACAAAGAACTATACGAAATATATGAAGTTAAAGACGCTTTAATATTAATGGATGAAGCAGGGATATATTTACCCGCACAAGCATGGCAAAAGATTCCCTTTGAGTTTATGAGAGCAATCAGGCAACACCGTCATAACGGTTTAGATTTATGGTACACAGCACAGGATATGCAAGATGTAAGTACCGCTTTAAGACGTGTAACACAGTTTGAACATAACTTTAATAAGATGGCTAAATTATGTATGTCAAGAACATTTAACCCCAAAACAAAAGAAAAATACGGTTTTGATATACATATATTAAATAAAAAAATATTTGAATTATATGATACAACCTTTGATGTAGAACTCGGAGAATATCTTAAAAATTCAAATAGCAATATATAGTTTTTCCATGCTTAAGCATGGGAAACTATATATTGCTGATTGAATAAAACTATGAATAAATTATCAAAAAGATTATAAAATCTTTTCCCCCCGTCCTTACTATCAGGGGGGGTCAGAAATTCAAAATAACATTTGGGAGATTATAAAAATGCAAATATCTAACATTGATAGTTTGTTTTTTTCTATAGATATTAATGACTATGAGAAAAACAATCAAGAATTAATTCAATTATTAGAGTTATACAAGCTTCAGGCTAAAGCCGATACACTCCAAGATACATACTTAGATTATAAAACATATAGATTTAAAATAATGCCTAATGGTCTTAGATTCCATTCTTTTATATTACATAATGAAATAATGTCTATTTCAATTTCAGCACATAGAAGTAACAATAAAAATAATTATCCTGTAGCGGTTCGTCTTAAGAGTTTGTTTTTATGGCAAAAAGGATATTTACAAGCTTATGAAGATAGCATAAATATTTTAAAGGATATATTCAAAGGTGAATTTATAGCTGAGAAAATTTCAAGGGCTGATATATGTTGTCATACTGATTCTTTACAATTAAATCTTGAGGATGTTAATAATTTTAGGGGTACATTTAAGAAAAATGAAATATTTATGACTAATCGAAAATTAAGCGGTTTGACATTTGGTACATTTTCAGAAAAAAATGTCATGCTTAGAATTTATAACAAATCACTTGAAATTAAGCAAAGCGGAAAGACTTGGTTTAATTCAATTTGGGAAACTCAAAAGATGGATATAGAGAAAGTATGGAACGTTGAGTTCCAAATAGGACGTAATTTTTTTAAAGAACATAATATAGAATCGGTTGCAGATTTTGCGGTAAAATCTCGTTCTATATGGGAATTGCTAACTGCTTCATACTGTAGCTATATAAATTTGGATAATGATAATATAAGCAGATGTACAGTAAAAACAGAATGGGAAGAAATAAGACAAGCCTATAATGGATACATAAAGCAAGACTTAATAAAACGTGACAAGCAAATGCGTTGTACTGCTGATGAATTACTTCCACTTTTAACGGGTGTTCTTATTTCATATGGTGCATGCAAATACAATTTTTCATTACAAGACGTTTTACAAGATTTTAATAATGATTTATCTGAATATTTGAAAACAAAAAAAGGCAATGCCGATATAAGCGAATTATTATTAAAAAGAAGTCAATATATACACTCTTAGGGGGTCAAAATGAAACTTAGTCAATTAAAAAATATGTTTATAATAGATAATGAAATTAAAGGAAACAGTAAAAAAACTATTGCACAATATACGAGGGTTTTAAGTTATTTCATAGAGTTTGCAGGTGATATTGATTCAAATTCCTTAACTGTTGATTTATTGAAATCGTATCAAAAAAATTTGCTTGAACGTGATTTTATAGGAAATTCATTTTATTCAGGTAAGGAAGGGCAAAAATTATCTCGAATTACTGTTAATACATATATGACACATTTAAGGACTTTTATTATATATCTCCATGATAACGGATATATTGAAACTAATTTATTTGAAAAGATAAAAATAGTTAAGAAGCCTAAGAAAATTAAAGAAATATTGTCAGAGTATCAAATCGAAAAAGTCTTAATGTCATTTACAAACTGTGAAATGTCACTTCGTAATCAATGTATATTTTTATCAATGGTTGATGCAGGTTTAAGATTATCTGAAATATGTAAGCTTGATGTACCGGATGTTATGTTTAATAGTAATATGATAAAAATAAATGAAGCTAAAGGCTTCAAAGATAGGTATGTACCTATGAGTTTAACATTAAAGAAGTCATTATATAAATATATTACTATGTATCGCGTACCTGATTCTATAGATAATCAAGCATTATTTTTAAGCAAGGATAAAATGCGTATGAGCGAAAAAGCTGTAACTATGGTTATTGTTAGATTACGTAAAAAAATGAAATTTGAAAAGTTTAACCCTCATATGCTTAGACATACATTCGCTACAAATTACATCATCAACGGTGGTGATATGTTTAACTTACAACTGATATTAGGACATGAAGATTTACAGACGGTTAGAAAATATGTACATTTGGCAAGATATTATCTACAAGGAGATTATACAAAAATTTCTACGTGTGATAGGTTATCAAAAAATAACTCAAAAATAAAAATATAAAGAGCCTGAAAATGGCTCTTTTTCACTGTTTTTATACTGAAATCGGAGTGAAAGGATTTGAA